CCTGCAAAAATATAGGCAAATTGATATTGAAGTTGTTGAAACGTATGCAAGATATTTAAGAGTTCATTAAAAACTAAACATCATGAAAAACGAACAAGTAAAAAGATTTAGCTGCTCATCCTTCGGACGCATTATGTCCGGTGCAGCTTTGCCGGGTGCCGCAATATTGACCGCAGCCCAGCAGCGTGACTTAGAAACATTGCTTACCAAAGATAAGCGCACCGACAAACAAGAACAAACGCTGCAAGAACTGATTGCAAAGCGTGATACTATCTTAGTACCTCAGCTTTCCAAAGGTGCTAAGACATTCATTGAAGATGAATTTATCAAAGATAGGTTTGGCTTCAAAAAAACCTTTACTAACATCTATACTGAAAAGGGTAATTTGTTAGAGCAGCGCAGCATCCGGGAAGTTGGGCAGTACTTAGGATATAAATTCGCCACAAAGGCACCGGAGAAGTTTATGCGCAATGATTACCTTAAGACAAGGGGCTACGATTGGAAGGTAAAGCGCTTTGTGTTCGATCAAAAAAACGTTTGGGATCCTACCGGATTAAAGTTACTGCAAGAAGAATCTGAATTGGCACTTTACGAATGGCAGATTAGAGGATATAAGATGCTCATAAACGAATTGGAAGGTGGCAACATTGAAAGCGGCGCAGTTATCCGGGTATTGATGAACCCAACAGAAGAACAAGTTCTTAAACAGGCTAAAATAATGTTTGTCAATGATGGCAATGACTGGGCAGATACAATGCCAACAGAATTTGTGCAGGAAGTGCAAGATATGTTTGATTTTGAGGCTAAGTTTCCGGATATAGCCGACCGCATGAGAATCTACCCGGTTGAATGTTTACCGGAACATGAGCAACTGATTAGAATTTATGTAGGCTTAGCGCAGGAATATTACGAAAGCCTGGCAGAACGTGTTGAGCACGTAAATGATGGTAAAGTGTCGATGTTTAGGAATGTTTAGTAACAAAGGTCATGACTTCGGTTGTGGCCTTTCTAATTTATTTTATATTTTATATAAAATATTTTATATAAAGTTAGATTATATAAAATATTAGCCGTAGATTTGTATCAACAAAGAACGGAACAACATCTAAACATTTTAAAACTATCTATCATGATGACTATCACAATTAACGGCAAGCACATCGAAGTTGAAGGCGAATATTATGCAGGTTACACTTCACGCAATCGTGAAGAACCAAACGAACCGGCAGAGTATATGATTTACAACATCAGATTAGTTGAGGACTTCGACGAAATGACAACCGACTATTTCAACAACAGCTTAGAGCATGAACAGCAGTTGGAATTTCTTGGAAGCGACGAGTACGAAATTGGCGAACTTTGCTTAGAGCTTATTGAAGAGCAGCGTGCAGAATACCAAATTGATGAATACTACGAAAGTAGAATGTAAACCTTAAAAACCTAAACACAATGGAAAACGAATCACTCCTGCCAATCCAAAAACTTTGCAGATATTTGGAACAACAACATCCTGCTTTGTTTGACGTTTATACCGACGTAGGCCGAGACTTTTTACGCTTTGCGTCTAAATGTATGGGTGAAGAAAAGGAAGCCCTTAGAACGGCTTATATTGAAGGCATCCTAAATTCTAAGCTGGATATAAAAACAGCAGAAGAATACATGAACGAAAAGTATCACTTGTAACTAAAATGCCTCCCACAACCGGGAGGCATTTTTTTTATCCTTTGATTTTGCTTTGCAGGTCTTTAATTACCTGGTCCTTTACTTCAATTTGTTGTTTCATTAGATCTTTGTGTTCTTTGTGTATCTCGTGAAAGTCTGTGAGCGTTTCTTTGTGTTCCTTCCTCAGCATTTCTGTTTCTACACTAAAGTGCGTCATCTGCTCCTTTATTTGCGTCTTCATATTTTGCAGCCAATACCAAAGTACAGCAACCACCCCGAATTTGCTAATAATTTCGAGTATTGTGTTTTCTATTCCGACCTCGGCACCAGTGAAAAGAAATAGGCCTGAAAGTGCTAAAACATCAGGTATCAAAGTTTTGTCCATTTTAGTAGGTTTGTATTCTATAAGTGGCAGATGTTTTACCCACCAAAATTTTATATTTTTACAGTTTGTTATTTGATTAAAAGGCAATACATAATTCCCATCGGCATCTTGCAAAGGTGTGAAGAATCTGTTAGGGGCATATTGCTGCCCCTCCAGCGCTTCTTTTTCATCATTGTCTAATAAACCGACTTTTTTCATTTTTCTAATGGTGGGAATGGTGGTGATGGCTTTGGTTTATAATCTATCAAAGGTAAATCTTTTACCCATTGAAATTCAGGATTTACACAAAATTCCATCTCTTCAATTGAAATTATCCATTGGTTAAAGTCATCCTGAATTGGGTTAAAATAGCTGTCTTCATCATAAAGCTGACCAACTAAGCTATCTTTTTGCGGTTCTGTTAAAAGTCCTACTTGTATCATACTTGGCGAGATAATGATGTTTGGAATGCCTGCACGGCAGTATAAAAGTTTGCTGCTTCGGAATCTGTTAAGCCGTCACCGATGGAAGAAAAAGCGCATTGTTTTGTTGAAGGTAGATTCATAAGATTATTTAAACTTTGAGCGCCAATCCAAATTTTTGTTGTTGTTTTTGCTGTTGCAGTATTTGTTCCTGTTCCTAAATTTGTATTATTTTTAAAATTTTTAACAGTTGTTCCAATTCTATTTGCAATATAAAATCCTAATGAATTAGCATCAGCTGTTTCATGCCATGTTAGATTATTTATAATACTTCTTGTATTAAGTGTAACACTGCTTCTAATCTGAATTTGAAATGCTTGAACTAAATCAAATGTTCCAATTTCAATTGAATTTGTACTTACATTAGTTCTGCTATAAAATGACAGATGCGCATTTGTTGCAACTGTGTAAGCTGTATTTGGAATCAAAAACGTGTCTGCATAAGCATTAATACCATTAGGCAACGCACCCGTACTGCTATGAGTCCATCCACCATTAAACACTAACCTAAACGCTGCATTTGTATCCAACGGATTTTTTAAATTCCATTTGTGCAATACAGCAGTTCCCCCAACCATCGGATATATAGCTTTCATCTTTGTCCAAATGCTTGCGGCTTTCAAATCCAAAACAAGCTGATTGACAGCGTTTAAATTTGTGGCACCTGTAAGCCCTGAAGCTGTAAAAAATGCCTGAGCATCGGGGTCATAAGCAACCCCAAAAGAATAAGGATTTATTATCATCTTGTTCCGATTATAGTGATTTTTAAACCTGTTGCTGTGCCGTTTCCGATTTGGTCAATATCAATTGTTATTTCGGCATCATCTGCCAAAGCCGTGTCAGATATAACCGCAGGAGTTGCTGCCGTTGTGCTTGTTTTTTCTGTATTGTCAATAGTTAGCTTAGTGCTTAGTATTGATGTACCTGCTTCGTTAATGTCAACAGTAAAGATAGAACCCGAAGCCTGTGCAGTTGTTAAACTTGCCCGAACCTCTGTCACAGTCATAGCATAAGGCATCCTGAATGTTACCTTTGCCGTTCCTGCTGTTAGTGCTGTTGTTTCATCTGATGCAGCAAGTTGTATTTCAGTAGGCAGCCTTTTATTTTTCCAAAGTGATGACGATGTTTCATATGTCAAAACATCATTGTTTAAAGGAGTTGCAATGGTTACATTATGCAATTCATCAAGCTCATATCCGTTGTCAACTTTGACGTAAATTGAACCTTGTGTAATATGAGCAGAAACAACATAACCAATTACAATTAAATGATTTGGTGCAATTGGTTTTACATTTGTAATATTACCCGCTGTTGTTGGGCTTAAATAAAGAATATCACCATCTGCCCATGTTTCTGTCTGCAAAGAACCTGTTGTGTTTATACCTCGCACCAATCCGCTTACAGTAATAAAGCCTTCTTGATTGTTATTTATTGTTTCAGTAACTAAGCCAATTGTTTGAGCGCTTAAAGCATTAGTTGTTGCAAGTGCCAAATCTATTTTTAGCCTCTGCCCTTGTGCGCCTGTTATTCGCACTGCCTGATAGTTAGCTTCCAATAAATTTACGTTTGTAGCTGTTTTATTAACTACTCTCACAACCTGCTCTTGCCCGATTTGTAGCGTTACATTTCCACCTTTTAGACCTAAATCCAAAGTGCCATCTGTATTATTCCACGCCATTTCACCCTCTACAACTGAATGCGCTGCGGCAGTATTGAAATCCAAATAATCTATTTGCTGAATCGCCCAAACAGCAGCCCCTGTTGTAGCATCAGAGCAAACATAAACAGTACCATTATCCAATGCCCATCTACTTCCAGAATAATAACCTTTTGTATTATCATCATTTACAGTAGGAGCATTATTGAAATTATACAAAGATATTCTGATAGTGTTTCCAGAACTACCCATAACGTACTGTACGCCTGCCTCCCATTTCAACTCGTAGCCAGCTCCGCAGATTTGAGCAATGCCTTTTACACCGCCTGTTCCTGCGTCAATTGTGCCTTCTCGCAATCTTGAAAAATTATCTAATTGCAATCCTTGACCTGCATCAAATATAATATCATTTGCTCCGGACGTATTGCCAGCAATTAAAACATTTGCAAGATCACCAGCAGCGCCACCGCCTAATTCAAAAAAAAAAGCAGCTAAAGCAGTAATTACATCTAATTGTGTAGCACCATAAGCAGCACCGGCACTGTCTAAAATGTCATCATATTCAGAAACAAAGGCAATGACATCGCCTGTAATAATGTTTTCAAAAACAAAACCCGATGGTCCCCATGGCTTGATGGTTGCCTGGCCTTTTGGTAAAACCAAAAAAGGCAGTGTTTCTGTTGCTTCACAAAAAGCTATACCACCAAGTTCAAAAACTTTTAATTCTGCAAATTGCTTATTCATTTTTAGTAAATTATCGGAAGTGTAGAAATATTTTTATTTTTTGGTTTGCAGGTCTTGCAATATAAATTTGGGTCAAAATCAAAAGGTGTATACAAAGCAGAATTATCACAAAGAAAATCAATAACTTCCTTTTGCAAGAATTGTATTTTGTCTTTCATTGTATCTTTCAAGTATCGCATATCATTGCCACTTGCTGCAGTTGCAAAATTAGCTTGCGTTATCTGCACCCCGGCACTTGTTATCTTAAAATGGGCAAAGCTTAAAGATTCTTCAACAACTGCATACCCTATCAAATCAAACAGCTTACCATTCAAAAACAAGTTTTCCAAATCAGCATCGGCAAAAGCTGGTTGGATAGCTCCAAAGGTAGAATTGTAATTTATGATGTTGGGAGTTCTATTTGCTTTTAGCTCATCAAAAAACGCTGCCCCAATGACATCACGCACATACCTACGTTCTGCATTATCGCAATATGGTGCCAATAGATTAGGGTCAAACTGGGTATCAGTTGGACTTATGCGAATGTAGCCACCTCTCACAACTTCTAATGCCTTTATGAATTGCGCCATCCTAATATGTTTTTAATTTTTGCTATAATAGATGTTGGTTGTTCGGCTTTTACATCAGTTTGTTCTTCTGTAATTACCGTTTCAGTTGTTGGGGCATAGCCTAAGATTTCTCTTGCTTCAGTTTGTGTAAGTATACTATCAATTTTGATATCACCAGCAAAGCTAACCGGAACAATATTTATAAAATCAAGTTCAACAGTCCTCAAAAATTCATGCCCTTCAGTTTCTGCTATCGTATCAAGGTAAGGTTTTACAATGCCTCTTAGAATTGTTTGTTGAATATCATAAATTTTGGTCCTATAAAGGATTTCAAATTCTGAGCGGATCTGCTGATTTCCACCAAGCTGCCCGGGTGTTGCCTGAATTAAACTTAAAGGTATTTCAAAGCCTGTTGCAATCCTATCTTTGCTAAT